GGACAACTACATAACGCTGTCCGGTCAGCCACAATCCAATCTTATACAGCCGACTATAGCGTTTATCGAAAGCCTTTAGGGAGGTGAGGGTGTTGGCAGAGCTAGCACCCTTACCACCTCACCTGATAGGCCCTACTTGGCAGCGCACCACCGACGGTGGTTGGCTCCTCCCGGAGTTATCTCTGGGCTGGGGCGTCATCGACTGGTGGGCTGCCTACGCCAAGACCCCGGGCGGCGACCACGCTGGCGAGCCGTTTATGCCGACGCTCGAGCAGGCCCGCTTCACCCTTTGGTGGTACGCCGTCGATGAGAACGGCACCTACTGCTACCGAGAAGGTGTCCTGCGCCGCCTGAAAGGCTGGGGCAAAGACCCGTTCGCCGCAGCGCTTGCGCTGGCCGAACTGTGCGGCCCCGTGGCGTTCTCGCACTTCGATCGTGGAGCGCCGATCGGGAAACCGCGCCACGCGGCTTGGGTGCAGGTAGCAGCGGTGTCCCAGGACCAGACGAAGAACACGTTCCGTCTGTTCCCGGTGATGATCAGCAAGGACCTCAAGACCGAATACGGCTTGGAGGTCAACAAGTTTGTGATCTACTCGGCTGCCGGTGGGCAGATCGAAGCCGTGACCAGCTCCCCCGCTTCGATGGAGGGGAACCGTCCGACTTTCGTGATCCGCAACGAGACCCAGTGGTGGGGCGCGGGCCCTTCTGGCGAGGTCAACGACGGCCATTCTATGGCGGCGGTCATCGAGGGTAACGTCACGAAGATCGCCGGCGCCCGGACGCTGTCGATTTGTAACGCACACATACCGGGAAACGAGACCGTAGCCGAAGCGGATTGGGACGCCTACCTAGACGTGCTGTCCGGTAAGGCTGTGGACGTCGGGTATTTGTACGACGCCTTAGAGGCTCCCGCCGACACCCCGGTGTCGGAGATCCCTTCCCTGAAGGAAGACCCCGAAGGGTACCTAGAAGGCGTTCAGAAGCTCCGTGCTGGCATAGAAACCGCCCGTGGTGATTCGTACTGGCTGCCGGTCGATGAGATCTTACAGAGCGTTCTAGACGTCAAGAACCCCATCACGGAGTCACGCCGTAAGTTCCTGAACCAGATCAACGCCCACGAGGACTCGTGGATCTCCCCGCAGGAGTGGAACCGGATCGCTCTGACCGAACCGGAGTTCGCCCTCCAGAAGGGCGAGAAGATCACCCTCGGGTTTGACGGATCTAAGTCCAACGACTGGACCGCCTTGGTGGCCTGCCGGGTCCACGACGGATGTCTGTTCGTGATCAAGGTCTGGAACCCGGAGAAGTCCGGCGGGGAAGTCCCCCGCGAGGACGTGGACGCCACCGTGCGTTCGATGTTCGAGTCGTACGACGTCGTCGGCTTCCGGGCCGACGTCAAGGAGTTCGAGGCGTACGTCGACCAGTGGGGCCGTGATTTCCATCGCAAGCTGAAGGTCAAGGCAACCCCGGGTTCTCCTGTGGCTTTCGACATGCGCGGCCAGACGAAGCGATTCTCGCTTGACTGCGAACGGTTCTACGACGCGGTCTTGGAGCGCGAGATCTTCCACAACGGCAACCCGATCCTACGGTCCCACGTCCTGAACGCCCGTAGGCACCCAACGACATTCGACACGATCAGCATCAGGAAGCAATCCAAAGACAGCAGCAAAAAGATCGACGCTGCCGTATGTGCCGTCCTCGCGTTCGGGTCTAGACAGGATTACTTAATGTCCAAGAAACACAGACCAGGAGGGGTGGCGATAATCCGATGACAGGACCAACACCGTCTCCCGCACCGATCTACGTGCCGCTGGACGCCGACCCGGAGCTGCAGAAGGACTGGATGATCATCAGGTTCGATGAGGCTAACTGGCATCTGTCGGACGACCGTGACTACTACCTGTCCAAGCGCCGCCCGGAGGCTATCGGCATCGCCGTCCCGAAAGAGATGGAGAAGCTGCTGGCCCACGTGGGGTACCCGCGTCTGTACGTGGACGCTATCTCGGAGCGCCTTCAGATCGAGGGCTTCCGTCTGGGATCCCAGACAGACGCCGACGAGGATTTGTGGGATTGGTGGCAGGCGAACAACCTGGATGTCCAAGCTCCTCTCGGGTTTACCGACGCACTAGTCTACGGTCGGTCGTACATCACGGTGTCCGCACCGGATCCAGATGACCCTACGGCTGACCCGAAGGTGCCGGTGATTTGCGTCGAACCGCCCTCGAGGCTTTGGGCCGACATCGACCCTCGGACACGTAAGGTCATCCGCGCTATCCGCGTGGTCCGCGACTACCGCCCCGGCTACCCACACCAGGTCATCGCGGCGACTTTGTATCTGCCGAACGAGACTTACTACTGGACGGTGCAGGCTATAGGTGGGTTGAAGCTCACAGACCACGTCGTTCACGACATCGGCGTGGTGCCGGTCATCCCGATGCTCAACCAGACCTCCCTCGCGGACCTGAACGGCACGTCTCAGATCACCCCGGAGATCCGTGCCGTAACGGACGCCGCTGCTCGCATCCTGATGGACATGCAAGGCGCAGCCGAACTGATGGCGATCCCACAAAGGCTGCTGTTCGGAGTCAACCCGCAAGACATCGGCGTTGACCCGACCACAGGCAATTCCCAGTATGACGCCTACATGGCACGCATCCTGGCGTTCGCGGACCCCGAGGGATCAGCTACCCAGTTCGCTGCTGCCGAGCTACAGAACTTCGTGTCTGCGCTCGACCAGCTCGACAAGAAGGCTGCCGCCTACACCGGTCTGCCCCCGCAGTACCTGTCGGTTCAGTCTGACAACCCGGCCAGCGCCGAAGCCATAAAGGCGTCGGAGTCTCGGCTGGTCATGCACTGCGAACGGAAAGCCACCCTCTACGGAGGCGCGTGGGAAGACGCTATGCGGGTCGCCTACCTGGTGATGAACCCAGGAAAGATCCCACCGGACTATCTCCGGTTGGAGTCGATATGGCAGGACCCTTCGACCCCGACGTACGCGGCCAAAGCCGACGCGGCTACGAAGCTGTACGCCAACGGCATGGGTGTCATCCCGAGGGAGCAGGCCCGGATCGACATGGGCTACACCGTCGAGCAGCGTCTCGAGATGAAAGAGTGGGACAAAGAGGAGAGTCCTGCCATCCAACTGGCTGGCATGATGAACCCTTCGTCTCAGCCCTCGTCCGGTGGCTCCAAGTCGGCTGCGTCTCCTACTGAGACCGTAGACAAGAGTCCGCTGTCATGACGCCCGAGGAGTACGCCGCTGCCCAAGCTGCGCTCTCCGCTGAGACCGCCCGCCAAGTAGCCCACCTCGGTGGGTTGTTCTCCAAGCCGTCCCTGGCGGTTCCTGATTGGTTGGTGTTTCTTAAGTACCTCTTCTCGTTCGTTTCGGACCAGAGGTACAAGTCTGCCCGTCTCGGTCGTACGTTCTACGACGACCAGCGGGCACTCACCTTCCCGGAGCTACCTCCGTTCGAGACGCACTTGGAGACCTACGACTTCGAGAGGTTCGTGCGTGATATGGACCCTGCGCGGGTGAGGATGTCCCTGGCGGACTCCGACTCCAACGCGGTGGGCCAGCTCGGGTTGCAAGCGGTTCGGACGGTAGAGAACGGCGGTCGCCACCAGGTCATCCACTCGGTGGAAGACGACCACGCTCTGGATCCGGTAATTGAGGCCCAGCGTTACCAGCTCCCTGCCGGGAGCATCTCGGGCGGCAAGATCGTCCGTGGTTGGGCGCGGGTCGCTATGGGACACAACCCATGCGCCTTCTGCCTGATGCTGGTGTCTCGTGGTCCGGTCTACTACTCGGCTGAGGCCGCAGGAGCCAAGACCAACACCGACCTCAGCGGGCTTGGGTCCGACCCGAGTGCTGACGCTTCGGACCTGATGAACCAGTGGCACCCCGGCTGCCAGTGCAAGGTAGTTCCGGTCTTCAAGAACGAAGGCTGGTTCGGCCAGGAGCAGTCCCAACGGGCTTTGGAGCTTTGGAACCAAGCCACCAGAACAGCGATCGCGGAGCAGGAAGACGACCCCGATCGCACCCACGACTTCGGGAAGAACAACGGCAGGCAGTTCACCCGTAACCAGCTAGCGCTCAACGCGCTACGCAGGAGCCTCCAACGAGGCGACATAGCACCACAAGAGTGGTCTGCTCTCGCAGCCGCTTAACACCCAAGCCCCGAGGTGGGGCCGATCTGCCCAGGAGGCAAAACACATGTCCGACACCAAAACTTCAGAAACCCCCGAGGCTCCCAAGCCAGGTCCCCCGGCCCCCGCTCCTAAAAGCGACGAGTTGCCCTCGTGGGCTCGAGATCAGATCTCTGCCGCGAACCTAGAGGCAGCCAACTACCGGGTTCAGCTCCGTGAGGAGAAGGCCGCTCGGAAGGGTCTGGAGGAACAAGTCACTGCGCTGACTGGTGAGAAGGCAGCAGCCGTAGCCGCTCAGGCTTCGGTGCAGAACGAGTTCGACCGTCTGTTCGTGACCGTCCAAGCTGACGTACCGAGGGATCACATAGTGACCTTCGCCAACAGCCTGAAAGGCGGCACGGTAGAGGAGATGTCGGCACATGCCGCCGAACTCAAGTCGATGTTCGGTGGTACCAACGCCCCGCGCCCAGCGGTTGACCGCTCTCAGGGCCAAGGTGGCGGCGGACCCGCCCCAAATGATCCAGCTGCGGTGTTCGCAGAAATGCTGAGCGCCAAGCTATTCCACAAATAAGGAGTTGTAAAACATGGCTCAGATCAATGAGCTTGCTCCCAACACCCTCGGGGTAAACAACCAGGGCCGTTACGGGAACATCCCCTCGGAGCTTCTGCCTCCGATCATCACCGGCCCCATCTTCGACCAGGCTCAAGAGCACTCGCTGGTTATGAAGCTGGGTCGGAACATCCCGGTCCAGTACGGCCAGACCAACATCCCGGTTACGCTGAAGCGTCCCGAGGTCGGTCAGGTCGGTACCGGCACCTCCAACGCCGAGCGTGAAGGTGGCCTCAAGCCGCTGACCGGTGTGGCGTGGGGCTACAAGACTCTCTCCCCGATCAAGCTGGCGACGATCGTCACTGTCTCGGAGGAGTTCGCCACCAAGAACCCGCTGGGTCTCTACACCGAGCTGCAGGCCGACCTGGCCTACGCCATCGGTCGTGGTATCGACCTGGCTGTGTTCCACGGCCTGTCGCCTCTGACGGGTACCGCGCTGCAAGGCATCGACAGCACCAACGTCGTCGCCAACAGCCCGAACCTGGTGGCTCTGGCCCCGTACAACCCGACAACCGGCGCTGGTGGCTACTACCAGGGCCTGCTGGACGGCTACGACTTGGTCAACGAGAGCCCGAAGTTCAACTTCGACGGTTGGGCTGTCGACCCGCGTTTCCGTTCGCAGCTTCTGCGGGAGCAGGTTCCGGTGTCGTCCGGTATCCCCGGCGTCGTCGGCCCCGCGCTGGCTGACACCTCGCTTCGCGGTCAGGGCATCCTGGACCTGTCCACCACGACTGCCACGATCATGGGCCTCCCGGCTCACTTCGGTCGCGCTGTTCGCGGTGACCTGGGTGCGGCTCCCGACAGCGGCTTGGTCGCGGTCGGTGGCGACTTCCAGCAACTGGCCTACGGTTTCGCAGACCAGATCCGCGTGAAGATGACCAACGAGGCTTCGATCACGGACGGCTCCAACACCTACTCTATGTGGCAAACCAACCAGGTTGCGATCCTGGTTGAGGTCACCTTCGGCTGGATCTTGGGCGACGTGAACGGCTTCGTCGGCTTCACCAAGCCGCGTACGACTCACTTGTCGCTGGGCACCGGTACCGGTGGTACCTTCAAGCTGGCTGCTGGTGGTGAGCGGATCGACGGTACCAAGCGTACCACGGCTGCCATCACGAACACCTCGTCCGCTGGCACTTGGTCGCACCCGACCAAGACGGAGCTGCAGACTGCGCTGGTTAACGCGGGTGTTGCTGACGCGGTTGTCACTGGCACCGCGACGGACGGTACGTTCACCATCACCTCCGGTGACGCCTTCTCGGTCGCTGACGACTCCACCACAGGTGGTTCGGCTGGCCACAACGTCAGCCTCAGCTGATTTTCTTGACAACGAACGGAGGGGGGCTTAGGCCCCCCTCCGCTTCCAAGGAGGGTCATGACCTACGCAACAGCCACAGACGTCACCAACAGGTGGGGTCAGTCGGTTACCGACACGGCGATCCTCACTTTGATCACCACCCGGCTCGCTGACGTCGAGCGGTTGATACTCAAGAGAATCCCCGACTTGGCTGACCAGATCACCGCCGGAACCATAGATCAGGCGGACGTCGTCCAGGTCGAGTCCGACGCCGTACTACGGCTCGCCCGTAACCCAGAGGGTTACATGTCCGAGACGGACGGTTCTTACACCTACCAGCTCAGCTCCCAGCTAGCCTCAGGAAACCTGGAGATCCTGCCCAGCGAATGGGCTATCCTCGGTCTTCGCCAGGGGTTCTTCTCGATGGAGCCTAAGATTTGTCTGCCCCACTTCCCACGTGAGGTTGGATGGGGGCTCTGGTGAGCCTCCTGGACGGCGGGGCGCACTACGTCCCGATCACCGTCTACCCGCAGGTCGTCGTCACAGACGAGGACGGGAACACCCAGACCAAAGCATCGGACGTCGGCATCGACACCGTAGGCCGAGTACAGCTCATCACGATGACCGGTACGGCCCGCAGGGACGCGGAGCAGAACGACAAAGGGTTCTATACAGAGCAGGACTACCGGATCAGGTTTCCTCGCTCGTTCGACACGTCCCAGCTAGGGCCCCAGGCGAAGGTGCTGTGGAACGGCCAGTTGTTCTCGATCTACGGATTCCCGCAGGTCTACCAGTCTTCCCGGCGCACTCAGCACCAGGAGTTCTCTATCAAACGAGGAGGCTCTACAAGTGCC